TTATCTACTTCAAAAAAGTGTGTCAGAGCATTATGCTCTGTTTTAGAAAATCCCAGATTTTTTTAATTTTAAAAGTTAGAATAGTGAATTTGGACAAATATATTTGTCCATTTTTAAAAATTATATTATAAAATATAAAAAGTAGAGAATCCCTATAAGACTGACTTTACGAAATGAAATAGAATTTCTTAATTATGTTATTTATGTTGTAAGACGAATGTTGTTATTTTAAAATAAAGTAATTTATGTAGGCAAATATATATTAAATTGAACGAATTTAAACTGATATATATATAGTTAAGAGTATGGCAACCGAGTCGTTAGCAAACAAGTATCAGAAAAAGACAGATAAGCAGCATGTTTTAGATAACCCAGATACGTATATAGGTTCTGTGGAGCTAGTCGAAACATGTAATTGGTTGTTTGACAAGGACAACAAATTCATAAATAAATCTCATGTTTATATTCCAGGATTGTATAAGTTGTTTGATGAAGGTATTGTGAATGCTCGTGATCATGTTATTAGAATGACAAATAAAACACCAGTAACATTTATAGATATTAACATTGACGATGAAGGTGTTATTACTATGATTAATGATGGCGATGGGATTGATATTGTAGAGCATCCAGAGCATAAAGTATATATTCCAGAATTGATTTTTGGCCACCTACGCACGTCAACAAACTATGATAAAACTGAGAAGAAGATTGTAGGTGGCAAGAACGGGTTTGGGTTTAAATTAGTATTAATTTGGTCTGAATGGGGTATGGTTGAGACCATTGATGCTAACAGGAAATTAAAATACACCCAATATTTTAGAGATAATCTAGATATAATTGAAAAACCTACGATTGTGAAATGTGCAGCAAAATCATATACAAAGGTGGTATTTAAACCAGATTATAAAAGATTCGGGATTGATAAACTTGACGACGACATGCGTTCAATGTTTATTAAGCGTGTTTATGATATAGCTGCTATTACAGATAAAAAAGTCAAGGTACAATATAATTCAAAATATATCCCTATTAAAAATTTCCTTCAATACACGGACTTTTATGTAGGCGATACCAAAAGAATACAAGAAAGCACCGATGAAAGATGGGAATATGTTGTATGTTTGGCACCCGACGATGAATTTACACAAGTATCATTTGTTAATGGAATTCATACGAGTAAAGGTGGTAAACATGTAGAATATATATTGAATCAAATCACACGAAAATTGATAGCATATATTAAGAAAAAACGCAAGATTGATGTGAAAGCGAGTACATTGAAGGAACAGCTCATGTTGTTTGTGAATTGTTCTATAGAAAACCCTTCATTTGATAGTCAAACTAAGGATTTCATGAACACGCCGATTCCAAAATTTGGATCAAGTTGTGAGGTAAGTGAGAAGTTTGTTGAGAAAATAGCAATGAAATCAGGGTTGGGTGTAATGGACATGGCGATGAATTTGACCCAAGTGAAAGAAAGCAAAGAAGTAAAAAAGACTGACGGTTCAAAGGTAAAGTCTATTAGAGGAATTCCTAAATTGGTGGACGCTAATTTCGCAGGAACGGCAAAATCACCTATGTGCACGCTAATTTTGTGTGAGGGAGATTCGGCAAAAGCAGGTGTCATATCTGGATTATCTAAGGAAGACCGAGATATATTCGGTGTTTATCCATTGAAGGGTAAACTATTAAATGTTCGTGATGAAGCATATAAGAAAATCGCGGAGAACAAGGAAATTTGTGAAATAAAACAAATTATTGGATTGGAGCATGATAAAGAATACACGCTTGAAGAAATTAATAGTAAATTGCGTTATAGTAAAGTGTTATTTATGACAGATCAGGATTTAGACGGTAGTCATATTAAAGGACTGGGTATAAATATGTTTGATAGTTTATGGGGATCCCTTGTAAAGATTGAAGGATTTATAGGGTTTATGAATACACCAATCATAAAAGCTAAAAAGAACAACCAAGAATTGTTATTTTATAATGAAGGACAGTATGAAACGTGGAAAAATAGTGGTAATACTAATGGATATTCAATCAAATATTATAAAGGTTTGGGCACAAGCACCTCTAAAGAATTTAAAGAATATTTTAGCAACAAGAAAGTTGTAGGGTTCAAATGGAATGATGATTATAGCAAAGATTGTATTGATAAAGTGTTTAATAAAAAACGAGCAGATGACCGTAAGATGTGGTTAAGTAATTATAGTAGAAAAGATTATTTAAATACGGATGATGATCTTGTGTTGTATGAGGATTTTGTAAACAAAGAAATGAAGCATTTTTCGAAATATGACAATGACAGGTCAATTCCTAATCTAATAGATGGTATTAAATTGAGCCAACGTAAGATTATCTATGCGGCATTTAAAAAGAATTTGACAAAAGAAATAAAAGTAGCACAATTTAGTGGTTATGTTTCTGAAAACAGTGCATACCACCATGGTGAGGCATCCTTAAATGGCGCGATTGTTGGTATGGCTCAAAATTATGTAGGTTCAAATAACATTAATTTACTTATGCCGAACGGTCAGTTTGGTACAAGATTGTCTGGTGGCAAGGACAGTGCTTCGGAAAGGTATATTTTCACAATGTTGAATCCTCTAACAAGACACCTTTTCCCTAACGACGATGATATCATTTTGGATTATTTGGATGACGACGGTGAGACGGTTGAACCAGTATATTATGTACCTATTATCCCCATGTTGTTGGTGAATGGTTCAAAGGGCATAGGCACAGGTTTCAGTACTGATATTCCTAGTTATTCACCAAAGGAAATAGTTAGATATTTGCGTAGTAAGCTTAATTATGATTACGATACTACATTCGACGATATGTTATATTATGAGGGGTTTAAAGGAACCATTTCAAAGACGGATAAGAACAAATACACTATAAAGGGTTGTTGTGAAATAATCAAGGACGATGTAATGATGATTACAGAATTGCCGATTGGCAATTGGACGGATGATTATAAAGAATATTTGGAAGGTTTGATTAAAGATAAGGTAGTTAAAGATTTTGAAGATAACAGTACAGAAAAGGATGTAAACATCACAATTACATTTGTAAAAGGTGAATTGGCTAAATGTGATGAGAAGAAACTAAAATTAACTACAACAAAAACAACAAGTAATATGTATGCTTTTGATGCCAATGAAAATCTGAAAAAATATGAATCTCCACAAGAAATGATAGATGAATTTTACAATAAAAGACTGGAGACTTATCATAAGCGTAAGAACAAGCAATTGGAAGATGGCAATCTGAAACTAAATAAAATGACCAACAAAGCAAGATATATTAAATGTTTGTTGGACGATGAGATTGATTTAAGAAAGAAAAAGAATAACGTCATTACAGAAATTTTAATGAATATGAAATTTGATAAGATGGAAGATAATTATAATTATTTGATTAAAATGCCGATGGATAGTGTTTCAGAAGAAAATGTTGATAAGATTTTAAAAGAAAAAGATGAATTGTCTGAATTTCTAGATAAACTTAAATCAACCACAGTAGAAAGTATATGGCTTCACGAATTAAATAAATTTGAACAAGAATACGATAAACAAAAAGCACAACCACAAGCAAAACCACAAGCAAAACCACAAGCAAAACCACAAGCAAAAAAACTAAAAATTAAGAAATAAAATAAAATAAATTAATGATAAACATTTTTTTTAGTAAAAACATTCCATAAAATGAGAGATAATAGAAACCCAATATTGAAAGCCATCTGGCATGGATCGTCAAAATATTTTATATTTATAATACCTGTTAATTGAACAAGTATATACGGTGTTATAAAAAATGTAAGCAATCCTAAACCTATTGTTTGTATAATATTTTCTTTTGAATAAAGATGCACCATTTATATATAAAGATAATATTTATATAATGTATAATGTCTTTTAAATTAATATGTGATACGTTGGCTATTGATGTAGTACACGAAGTTGAAAACATTAAAATATCTGGATGTATGTTTTCTGCGTGCAATAATGATGACGATGACAAGGATAAAAGCAATAAAAGTAATGACTACACTGAAAATGACAAAAACTACTCTAGTATGTATCAAGTAGATGATATGGTTTCTATAATCATAAACAATGCATAAGTCCAAACAATAATTGCAATGATATAATAATAGTTAATTTTCTTTGTAATATAGATAGCCATTGAATAATTTAAAATAACCAAAAAAGATGTAAACGCGAGTAGTTGTTTACATAATTTATTTTCAGGTATCTTACCTAGATATCCGTTGCATTTTAAATAAGATATAATAACAGCACCGAATGAAATAAGACCTAAATCAGTGTATCCATTAATATTATGATATAATGCCCATATCCAAAAAGGCAGTGCCAATATAAACATGGACAATGATAAAGATTTAATACTTTTAGAGTTGTATTGTTTATTAATGATAGGTATTAAAATAATCATTAAAAATAACAGATATAAAGGACTATATTTATACAGAGTCATTTATAAATATAGAGAATAATTAAACATACATTTCTTTCATTTCATACATATACTATATTCATATTTAGAAAAATCTTTTGAATTCATTTGTTTTATATTTGTAATTAGATTGAACGGGTCGCTCAAGTGGAACAACCAAAGTGCTTACGTCATTTTTGTATTTAATGTATGCATCTAATTCTGTAAGTATTTTAGAAACACATTTTTGAACAATAATATTATTTAAATCTAATATTTGTTGTGTTATATTACTTTTGTTGTTTCTTGTATATTGAAGATATACAGCTCGCATTATTATCTTTAAATTGACGATATCTTGTTGGGCTATAACGTGTTGTTTATTTGACATTTCATAAACCGATGCTCTTATTGAATTTTGTATAATTTGCATATTTTCTTTTGAAAAAAAAGCTTTTGATAAAAGAGAACATTCTAAAGTTCCAGTTAAAGCTTCATCATAACTACAGCAATCATTAGTTTTTATATTATGAAACAATGTTGTTTTATTAGAAATTTTACTGTCATTTATATTAATTCTACCATTCATCATATATATAAAAGGTATTATAAAAAATCATTAAATAAATAAAATATATAATATTTATATAATGGACGATTATGTTAGATATTTAATAATAGTTGGAGCGATAGTTCTTGTAATAACACTAATATTATTTTATATAATGTTTAGTTATAGTAAAGCGAGTAATACATGGCCACCAGAAGAAATGCCGTGTCCAGATTATTGGAAAACAAGTTACGAAGAAGACGGTTTAGCGTGTCAAGATATTTATCATTTAACCTCGCGTGATGATAATAATAAGAGTATAACCTACGTGGACGTCGCCGACGGCGACGGCGACACTGAAGGTCTAAATAAATGGTATCTTAATGGACCCGCTACGACCGTCGGTGAACCAAACGGTTTCGTGCGCGGAGATCTAACCGATATATCTTATGGGAACAATACTAATATATGGCAAACACATTGTGGTAAAAAAATATGGGCTCAGCACAATGGTGTAAGTTGGGATGGTATAACCAATAGTAATATACATTGCACCGAATCAGGGTATTTAAAAAACCCCGACAATATTTACGACGCGACGACGGTCTAAGATAGTTATTAAATTGAAATAAGTTAATATATGCTATATAGTATACATTAACATGGAATTATGTGAAGAACTACAAATGTATATATATGATTACATGCAACCATTATGGTTAAAAAATGTAGATAAAACAATATTTCATAAATACATTAATAAAGAATATATAGTTTCTGAGACATCAATTAGACGATTAGTTAGAAAAGATAGCGATTTTATACTTAATTTACTTTTAGAAAAAAATATAGATAAATTTATAAAACATAAGAAATACATATATAAAACAGAATCTTACAAGAATTATCTTGAATTTATTGTATATTACTGTTTAAATAATCGATCTCAAAAATGCATAAACATAATTAAAAATAATTATGGTAATTATTTAATTAAACATAAAAATAGATAATATTTAGTATAAATGAATATAGGATTAATAGATCGTGAATCTGAAAGAAATAAGGTTATAAATTTTTTAAATAATTTTTACAATAAAAATATATCACAAAGCAAAGGATTGTATGTATGTGGAGAAGCAGGATGTGGTAAAACTGAATTTGTAATTAATTTATTAAATGAACTAAATTACGATATCGTTAGATATGATACTAATGATAATAGGAGTAAAAACATAATAGAATTACTTAATAATAAAGGTATGTCATCAATAAATGTTACAAGTTTTTTCACAAAAAAAGAAAGTAAGATAATAATAGTTATAGATGATATAGATAGTTTAAATATTAATGATAAAAATGGAATCAATTCGTTAATAAAATTAGTAAGAATAAAGAAAACGCAAAAACAAAAGATAGAAACATTGTCTGAATTACCGATCATATTTATAGGTAAAAAAGACGTTGACAAAAAAAATAAGGAACTTATGAAGGTGTGCGAGATATGTGAAGTACAAAAACCGAAACGTAAAGATATAGATGAATTAATAAGTAAAAATTATAACTTGGATGCAATAACTCATGAAAAATTAATAGATTACATAGATTGCGATATTAGAAAACTAAATTACATATTATCAATAATTAAGAAAAACGCCAATTTGCTTGACTTAATATTAAATATAGTATGCGACGATACTAATGTTAAAAAAGTTACACAAGATTTATTTAAAAACAATTACAGAATAAAAGATCATCAATATAAGATAAGTGATACAGACAGAACAATTGTTGGATTGTTATGGCATGAAAATATAATAGATATTTTAAGTAAAGTTCCTATAGAAAAAAGTATAATTTTATATTATAAATTTTTAGAAAATATATGTTATGCAGATTTTATGGATAGAATAACATTTCAAAAACAAATTTGGCAATTCAATGAAATTACATCAATTATAAAGACCATGTATAATAA